CTCACTACATTGCTGGGTGCGTAGGTTCTGACAGTCTTCTTTTTAGCTGATACAGATATGATGAAATTCCTGAGTGACATATGATCATTGAATGGTGATAATGTTAGAGTCTCTTCTGCAGTGTCACATATCCAGGGAAATTTCTGTTTGTAATGATTTAAGACAAGATTGTGCGAAAATCTAGTCCCCTTGACATCTGGTATGTCGAACCACAATCTTTGGAGAACTTGAAATAGTGTCACTGACTGCACCACACTGTTGGTGGATATGTCTAACTTGCTAGCAACAGACCTGCGGTTTATGTATGCCCCTAACGAGCTCGTCTTGTAATTGTTCAAAACAGAAAGAACAGAATCATAGAAGTTGCCAAATGGGAATAGCCACTTGTAATCTCTTATAGTCTCTGTGTTCAGAGAGTTCGCGATGCCAAAGAATGTTTTGTGCGTGTGACTGGCTCCCATCATCCCTTTTGATTGCAGTATCACAGCATCTTGCAATATGTAAGATGAAGCTGCGTGAAGTCTCGAATCAGTCTGAAAGCTCATTGACTCTGACAAAGCAGGATTGGAAGCCTGTATCTTCAGCTTCATCAGGCTATCATAGGTGGTTGATGTTTCTCTATAAAGGTTGATGAGGTTCTCTTCGACATAGCTTCTCAGTTCCGAGTCATTTATTCTAAGAGCCTGTTTGAATGCATAATACTTTGCAGATTGGCCAAACGATATATATGTTCTGACAGTTGGCTTGCCATCTTCTGTGAACTCAAAATTTTCATCTTTGTAGAGTCCAAGGTGCATATTTCTAAAATGAGGATTTGAACAAGCCATGTAAACAGACATGTCTGTTCCGAACATGCCACAACACAAAGGATGTTCTAGCAGGAAGAATCCTATGGCAGGATGCGGTGATTCTAGAAGTGTTTGCCTGTATTTCTCCCACATTCTATTTGTTCTGAGTCCGAGGGTCTTGTAGTGAGCACTCAATTGTCCAAACTGGCACACATTGCAAAGCATGATATTCCCACTATGTTCAAACAGATTGTTCCTCAAATTTGCGTATGTGTTGTACCTATCATCTAGCTTAGAGTTTGGATGGGTCTTCACACATGCTGCAACGAATTTAATGCTAGGCGTGATTAGAGTGTTTTTGTAGTACCACAGAGAATTGAACTCCTCCACATTTGAGTGTCCGGACGTCGAACTCTTTTCAACACTCTGTTTAGCAGCGAACAATGGGTACAGCTTTGCCTTAGCTTCAGTGAACACACTCATTAGCATCCTTAGATTTTGTGAATTTAGCTGCGATGATTGTTTCTCTGTGGCATCTGCTGGTTCTTTTTCCACAACCACAGAAAGTATGCAGGATGAATCATCAGAAGAAACCTTTGTTGTGGATATTATTCTCATTTCTCTGCTGGACAAAGAATACGTCTTGGATAGCACGCTGCGCAATGAGCTCACTGACATCTCTTCCCACATATACAGGAAGCCAGAATGCAGCAGGCTTGATGTGTAATGTAGGATTCCTTGCATCATATTAGATTGGTTCTTCAACATTCTTGATCTTGGCTCTAGCAGATCAGAGTGGTTGCTGAGACCCATGTATTGATCTTTAAGCTCATTCATCCCTTCATCAAACCCTTTAACTTCTGGATGCATGTCATATAGATCCAAAAGCTGGTGCGGCAATTCTAACTTTTTGTTGGTGACCATGTTTAATACAAACATGACAGGTTCAATGAATTCATCAGGAAGCAGACGAGAAAGGAAGCAGCCAAAGACTGGCATAACAAACCTCTGGGCCCAGGTCGTAGCGTCATCGGAATTTATGACTGTTGCAGAAGTTCTACTAGGCTTCAAGTGAGACATCATCTGCTGGAAATGCTGATCAGTTCTGTTCAATTTTTTGTCTCCTTTTGTCAACATTTCATTGTCCATCTCATCACAGATGGTCCTGCAGATGCTCTCTACAAAGTGGACGACTATTCTGCATCTAAACTCAAGGACAAAGATCTCTCTAACCCCTCCTATCTGCAGTTTCTTGAACAAATTGCTGACTATCCCTCCATAATCACGCTGAACCTGTTTTGCCAAAGTGCCAACTTGTTTCATTACCCTATAGTCCATTCCTTTCTCCATGAGATGTATGCTAGCTTCCAAACAGGTCACTCTCTCATTCTCTTTCGAGTCTCTGATGTGCTCGAACCTGCTCAAATCTCCAGTTGCAGATTTCTTCATGGTTGCTAGCTTTTCTATGTCTCGCCCTAGGAGCTTTTCAGTGCATTTATTAAGTATCCAGGATTTGTGTCCTGGATGTCTCTCTTCAAGCTTTCGTGCTAGTGTGTCTCCTATTGCACAAACAAAATCAGTGTTGAACTCATGAGACCTTAGATCAGCTGGATTGTTGGAAGTTCTTCCCATGTTCTCCTTTTTTGCATCTCTCATCTTCAACTCTTCACTAATTACTTTTTGGAATATTTTCAGATAACCATGCATCTCTTTTGAGTCTTCTTTATTGTGCAAGACCCCAAAGTATGATAGATTCAAAGCAATCTCAAACTTTCCCACTTCTTTCCCTGTCACCCAGGATATAACAGCACAATCTTTGTCAAGTGTCTTGTCAAATTCTGTTATGTCAAACTCGTCAAGAGAAGTATATCTTTTGCCCGGTTTCATGTTTGCTAGACAATTAATGACTCGCTTTCTCATCCAGATGCAGAGCCTGCTCCTTGAAAACTCTTCCCACTTAGAAAGTATTTTTAATGGATTATGATTTATGAAGTTGTCCATGCACACTTCCATATATGCATACCTAACTTGCTGAACTTCTTTGCTTGTCTGCTCTTTGCCTTCCAACCAAAATAGAAGGCTAGCATTGAAATGCTCGTGGCAGTCTTCTGGAATATCTTCAAATTCAGCAGTGAGATAAGTTGAATGCAATGACATCCACATGGCAAACAATGACATGGCCTTTTCTCTTACGTACAAATAGTGAGTGCACGAATGCGGGTTCAGGCTGACGAATTCACTTATGTAGACGTCTCCAAAGTCATGCATGGTCTTGAAAGGAAGATCAAATTTTTCAATCATATCTTCCTTCTTAACCAAGACAGAGAAGAAAATTTGTGAATTTGGGTTTGTAGGCTTAATCAGCAAGTGTATTCCGAGCATAGGAAGAGACTTGAGTATGAACTCACCAGAATTGCAGTACTGTTGTCTCGATATGTTCACTTCTTGGACAATGTAATCTAATTGTTCTAGTGCCACTCCAAGATTACTTCGTGAGAATCTGTCTACGAACCCAGTTGAGTCATCAGTGAATTTATTGTAAGTGGATCCCTGGTTCATGATCTCCAGAGCTCTGCTGTGTAGTGTTTCCAGGTCAGAGAACAGTGGTGAAAAATCCCACTCTAGTTCTTTGACTTTAAAGCTCTTTACAAATCTGTCTATATCGCTCACATCCACTGATGAGGAAAAGCCTTTTGACTTCTCATCAATCAGAGATTGAACTATTGAGTCATCTCTGAACTTCCTTGACTCAATGCCAACTGTAGCAAGCTTCACTTTATCATCTTCACTAATGGTTGGCTTGACTCTGAAGTGTTTCCTCCTCCTCTTTTTCTGAATATCGCTCTTTTCAGACGTAGGCTCTAAATCTGGTAAGATGACAAGATCAGCAAAAGCATCATCAAAGTTCTGACTGGCCCATTCAAGAGAAGCCAGCCAAAGTCTGGAGTGTGCTCTCGTGGGATTTATTCTAAGTCTCAATAAGCTACTGAGTCTGTCGTGATTACTGAATTCATTCAAGTCCAGTTTAGCCACAAAAAGAGGTAACTGTATGCAAGCCTTCTTGTCAGTTCTTGATGAATTGTAATGTCCATCGTGGGCTTTCCAGTACTTACTGATCTGCTTCACGCACCTTTCATCATAATCCTTAATTATCTTCTCAGGATCTTTGGTAGCTCTCATTGAGTTCAGAACTTCTCTGTGAGCCTCACCAGTCGAACCAAGGAACTGTGACCTAGCAGATGCTTTTACCACTCTCTCTGGTCTCGATTGCCAGTTCTCAATATCCTCCAAACTAATCTCCAGACCCTTTGCCGTTTTAGGCAGATGCAATTGTTTCAGATCAGACAATAATTGCTTTTGATCTTCGCTAAATCCGTTATCCATCTCATAAAGCCATCCAGATTGGGTGGCCAGTGACTTCAAATTGGAACATTCAACGTACAGCTCATTCAAGTCTTTGGGGAGGTCCTTAGGATAATTTGTTAGAACGCGATCTCTAGAGACTACAATGTAGTACAGTGAATAAGAGAGCTTGCTAAGAATGGCTCTTTTCTTAACTTCTTCATTGTACAAATCGATGACCTCTTGGCTGCGAGACTTCATCATATCGTTGAAATAACAGGTTTTGAGCTCAATGACTTCAATCTCATTCTCTGTTTTTCTTATAAGATCTGGTGTCAAATAGTCTGATGGCTCATCAAGCCTGAAGATGGTTGTTAGTCTCACATCAGATTTCTCTTGTGGAAAGATGTGCTCAAAGAGGATTTCATGTGGCATTCTAGAAAACACTTCATCAGGCACCTCATAATGGCTGTCCGTGGTCATGTAGTTCTGCAAATACCTGACGATAGACTGATGAGGGGTCCAGTTTGTTTGCATGTGAACACACCCATCGGGAAATGTGTAGGTTGCTGCGAGCTTAGACTGATCTTGCATTGTAATTCTTTTTCTTTCTCGATTAAATTTGTCAATAACGT